CGAGCGGAGGTGGTGAAAGTAGTTCATCATCCAGCTCAAGTAGTTCTTCATCTTCAAATTCAGATAGTAAACCGGCCTCAAGTTCATCTTCAGATAGTAAGAGTAGTTCGTCCGATAGTAAATCATCATCTTCAGATTCTAAATCTTCCGATAGTAAAAGTGATTCTAAATCGGATTCTAAATCAGAAAGTAAAAGTGAATCAAAATCTGATAGTAAAAAATCTGATGAAAAGAAACAAGAAGAACAAAAGAAAAAAGAAGAACAACAAAAAAAGAAAGAAGAAAAGAAAAAACAAAATGCAATAAATCCAACGTTAATTGCGTCAGATTTAACAACAACAGAAGGTCAAAATAGACAATACAGTGCAATATTAGGATTGGGTTGGAGTAAATCATCTTTAATGGGTGATAAATCTTATAGTGCAAATGCTATGATATGGTCAACATTGAATCAGTTTGCATTGAGTGGTGGATATACAAAAATGAATTTAGATAATGGTAAATTGAATTCAATAAGTTCATATGGTTTAACAACCGCATATTTGAATGGTAATATAATGAACTTAGTTAGTTATACTTGGATTAAACCTAATCCAAAATATGGAACATATGGTTATAATGTTGGTGTAATTAATTTATTATTAAGAAATACAAATAAGACAGGATATGACCCTCAATATATTACATCTGCAGTTGTATTTTGGACCAAACCTTACGTTTATAGTCCCAAACTAACATACTCTCCACAAATATTTGCAATGTCGTCTCCTATGGGTTATAATTCAGTAACAGGGTCAACATTAATTAATAGACATTTTGGATTTTTAGTAGGAACAAGTTTAGATTATAAATTATCAAAAAGATTCGGTTTGAGTTTAAATTATAAATTGAATATGAGTACTCAACCAGGTTCGCGTTTCACTAATAATTTCCTAATAGGTTCAAGAATGGTACTATAAAAAAATCCTCGGAGTAGAAACCCCGAGGATATGACAAAAAATAAATGTACCTCTCTCCTGATACAATTATAATTTAACTAATTCTTTTTTATTTGTCAATTGTTCCGATAAATTAATTATTTGTTGACACGTTTCATAATCTTCTTTTTCTTCAAAAAAAGGTATTAAATCATCTTTTAATGCATCTGTGTCTGTTCTTTTAAATATAAATTCACTATCCCACTCGACTCCATTTATAATTGCTTGAATATAAAAACTCAAAACTCTTTTTTTGTTACCAATAAATCCTTCAAAAGTTTCAATTATTTTTCTATAAATGTTCTCTTTATTTTGACCATAAAATTGATTAAAATCTTCATATTTTCCTTTAATATAAAGTTTTTTGTAGGGCGTGCGTGTTTTTTTGTTGTAAGTCATGAGATTTGATTTGTGTTATTAAGAGGACTAAATTAGATATAAAAAGTTAAACAACAAAATAAAAATCAGTATTTATACTGATTTTTTTTCAGAAGTTATTCACTATCTTTACTTCGGTCCCATCTTTCTTTACGTGCTTCGGGTGATAACACAAACATATCATCTATCGTATGTTCGATTTTTACTTGTTGACACACTTGTAATGACCTACAATTTTTAAAATAATTGTTAATATAACCAATCATATTTGCACTACCGATTGGATTAGCTGAATGAACATAGATTTGTGGTAAAGGTATTTTTTCATTCATACTTTCACTAACCAAATATCTACAACAATCCATACCAGTTCTTTCTTTTATGTTGTTATAATCCAACATATAGTTATTTTTTACATTTGTATAATATTCAATCATGGCACCTTCACCTAAATCATGGTCAAGTGATATAACTTCAAAATTATCTAATCCATGTAATTTAATTTGTGCAACAAATTCATCATAATTACGGGCAATTATCCAATCTTGTGAAACCGGTGTGCGAACATCATCTAAATAAAGACGAAGACGTTTATTTATATTAATTCCCATATAAAATTTTTATAATTTTTTTCTTTTATACCTCTATAAACGGTAGTTGTTGATAATTTTAATTCTAAACTTGCCTCACTTATAGAATTAAATATACGATTTTTTTGAGTATCAATATGTGTTATTTTTACTTTTATTTTTTTACTACTTTTTCTTTTTAATTGTTTTGGTGTAAAATCTGTAGTTTCATTTTCATAACACCAACAAAACCCAAATGCCGTTGGTATCTTTTGTTTTAAACATGCGGTGATGGATGTTGTATAAGTAACATTAAGTTCATTTGCTGCACTTTGTAAACTATCAAATGTTTTAATAAAATTACCATTCAAATCAAATTGTGATATTTTTTTATTCTGTGACAATGAAATTTTAATTTGAGCCTCATGAGTTCTTTTATGTCCTAAATGTGATTTGCTTAATTTTTGTTTTGTTTCTTCCGACGCCTTAATACCTAAATTACTCGTGGCTATTAATCTCTTATTAAAACCTTTTTTGGTATTATTGGCATCTAAAAAATCTATCCAATACTGTTCTCTATTAATTATTTCATTTTTTTCGGTTATTTCAATAATTTCATATTTAAAATTTAAGATACCATGTTTATTATATGACGATTGTAAATGGTTATTAAAATGTTTATTATTTTTCAATAACCTTTTGTGTGTTTTTAATCTATTTTTTACATCTAAAGCACTACCAATGTAATATTTTCCATTTATCATATTAGTTATTTTGTAAATCCCACATATTTTTTTCATATTGTCGTTTAATATAAATATCTAAAAAATAGTTAAAAAACAATATCGTCAAGATATAATCTTAATTTTTTATTAGTTTTCATCTTTTTTAAATGGTTTTGTATATTTTGGTCTTATTGTTTTCCAAATTATTTTATCAACTGTTTCATTATTTTTATTCCACATTGCAAACATAATCGGTCTTAAAACTTCTTGTTGTTGCATTACAAATTCTGCAAATTCTTTTTTTGTTGGTTCTATTTCTCTATCACCAAATTTTCCATATCTAAAACCGTCATGTAATTTACCTGCAGTTTCTCTTAATTGATAACAAGCATAATTTAAATCCATTGCGGTTTTTTTAACCCAATCATAAAATTCATCAGGAACATCACTAATAATGTCCTCTAATGATTTATTATCTTTAAGATGTTCCCAAATATCTCTTGAAGAAATATTAGTTAATAGTTTATGTAATCTTACATATTCGTCTCCTTTGATTTTCATACGAAAACCATTTTTAAAACGAACTACGTAACCTTCATCTTGTTTTGATATTTCTTTTTGAAGAGTTTTCCAATCTTCGTCCCAAGTCTTCCAAAGACGAACTATTTCAAATCCACATTCAGCCATAAAAAATAATGAACTATATGGTATTTCATAACCAGTTTCAGTATGGAATCCGCCAAGCAAAACTAATTTTTCTTCATTACCATAATCAACAACAATTCTATTTTCAGGATAAATGATTTCAAACAAATATGTATTATCTTTTCTTAAAGAACTAATATCATATTTTTTATCTAAAATTTCTTTTCCTTTAATTGCTTGTGGTGATGTGAATGATCCACGTGTTGCCATTATCCATTCACCAGTTTTTTTTGGAATACCTATTTCATCATAATAATCATCTGTTTTTACATCATCGGTATCCATAAATCCTTCCATTTTTTTACTATATAGAACATCTCTTTCGTAAGATGTTAATTCTTTTTCATAATAAAAAAGAATACCTAATGATCCATCCATTTTTTCAAACACTTCATAATGTTCATTTGGAATGTCTTCTGGTTTATGTTCTTCGTAATTAAAGAATTTTTTAAATGGTCTTGCAACAATCTCACCTTTTGAATTGGTTACAAGTCCACGGCACATAATAGTTATTTCATCCCAAAGACGCTCATATTGAACTTTTGGTGAATAGTTCCATATAGTCAAATCTTTTGTAGGATGCGTTTGTTTATGTAACAAACCATCTTGATGATATTTTTCTAAAATTTCTAACATTAGTTTAGCGGTTTAAAAAATCCAATATTCCAAGTCCATTTTATCCAATTAAAAGATAGATAAATTCCACATATTTTGTTCTTCCGAAAAGAAACGTGAGAATCGGGTTGACAAGTTTCAAAATATAAATAAACAAAAGGTAATGGATAAACTACCCATTGGTTTCTATGTATGATTGAATGAAATTTCATTTTTGTTTTTTTTTTGTGGTATTGTTGTAAAATAAGATTTAATGAATTGACTCATTTCATAACTTAATTTCAAAACGATCCTTCATTTTTTGGAGTTTATCTTCTGGTACATTATGAACGTTCTCGCTACCATGTCGATTTTCTACAATTACAGTATGAACTCTATAATTGTATCTTTCCGCCATTTTAAAATATTCTTCCATTTCCCATTCTTGAGTAAAAGTATTTGCAACAACAATTCTTGCCTTTTGTTGTCTCATTCTTTCAGAACATCTAAATTGACAATAGTTATGTGCTTCTCTTAATTTAGTTGCATCAAATTCATAATCACCAATATCATTAGTAAAAAAATCGTCTGCAGATAAAACTTCGGGTTCTGTATTTGATGGTAATTGTAAAATGATTTTTGCCAATGTAGATTTTCCTGAACCAGGTAATCCTCTTAAAAGAATTAATTCACCTTGTTTTTCAATTGTATCCATAGGAGAGATTTAAAAGTTAAAAAATTGGGGTCAGAATAAACCAACCCCCAATTTCTTATTTAACAGCTTCTTCTGCTTTAGCACCACCTTTTGTTGAATCAACTGCAGTTGCTGTTGAATCTGTTGCCTTAGCCGTAGTATCAGTAGATACTGCTGTTGAGTCTTTTGCTTGTTTTGCGGCTGACCCTGAACCACAAGCTGTTAGTGTTAGTGTTACACCAAGAGCTAAAATAAATATAATTTTTCTCATAATAGTAAATATACGAAACATTAATGACAAAACCAAATTCAATAAAAAAACCCCAACGAGATGTCGGGGTTTAAGGTCTTTCGGTGGATTCAACTCCACTTACTCTTGAAAAAAACGAAAAGGTAATCGACAAAGAATACCCGTGAGGTAATAAATATATAAAACATTAACAAAAAGTCAATTTTTTATATTATTTTTTCAAAAAAATTAATTTATCACCTTTATATTTTAATGTATATTGTTGATTTTCTAAAACTTCACCTTTTAAAATTTCTTCACTTAAAAAATCTTCACAAAGATTTTGGATAATTCGTTTAATAGGACGAGCACCATATTCTTCTTGTGAATTTAATTCAAAGATTCTTGAAATAACTGATTTGTCAAAAGTAATTTTATAATTTTTATCTTTTAATCTGTTAGTTAATTTGGAAACTTCAATATTAATAATTTGTTTTAATACGTCTTCTCCTAATGCATTAAATAAAACAATATCATCAATACGATTTAAAAACTCAGGGTTAAATTGTTGTTTAAGTGCCTTTTGTATCATTGTTTTTCTTACTTCATATTTTTGTTGTTCACTTGATGAAGTACTAAATCCAACTCCTCCTCCAAATTCAGAAACTTTTTTTGCTCCAATATTAGATGTCATGATTACAAGGCAATTAGTAAAATTAATTTTTCTACCAAATGAATCCGTTAAATGACCCTCATCTAAAATTTGTAATAAGATATTGAATACATCTTTATGTGCTTTTTCAATTTCATCAAACAAAATAACAGAGAATGGATTGTTCTTAACTTTTTCAGTTAATTGACCACCTTCATCATAACCAACATAACCCGGAGGAGAACCAATTAATTTTGATACATTATGTTTTTCCATATATTCACTCATATCAACACGAATGATTTTATCAGGATCACCAAATAAAGTATCTGCCAATGTTTTTGCTAAGAATGTTTTACCAACACCCGTAGAACCTAAAAAGATAAATGAACCGATTGGTTTATTAGCATCTTTAATACCAACACGATTTCTTCTAATTGCTTTAGAGATAGATGAAATTGCTTCATCTTGTCCAATTACTTTTGAAGATATAATTTCTTCCATCTTCAATAATTTCTGAGTTTCTTTGGAATCTAATTTAGTAATTGGTACTCCTGTAATTTGTGAAATAATTTCATAAACATCATCAGTGGTAACAGGTGTTTTATTATCTTTTTGTTTTTCCGCCCAAGATATTTTTTCTTTTTCAAGTTTATCAAACAATTTCTTTTCTTCGTCTCTTAATTTAGCTGCTTGTTCATAAATTTGTTGTTTAACAACTTGTACCTTTTTCTCTTTTATTTCGTCGATTTGTTTTTTTAATTTTTCAATCGATTCAGGTATTCTTGTTGAAACTCTTTTTTCGGAACCTAATTCATCTAAAACATCAATCGCCTTATCGGGAAATTGTCTATCGGTAATATATCTATGTGATAATTTAACAATAGTTTCAATTACTTCATCCTCATATTTTACTCTATGAAAATTTTCATAAGACTCTTGAAGGTTTTTTAAAATCTCAACAGTTTCAGATGCGGTTGGTTCATCTAAAATAATTTTTTGAAATCTTCTTACTAAAGCTGCATCCTTCTCAATACTTTTTTTGTATTCATCCAATGTTGTGGCACCAATACATTGTATTTCACCTCTTGCTAATGCGGGTTTTAAAATATTGGCAGCATCCATAGAACCACTTGCATTACCTGCTCCAACCATCGTATGTAATTCATCAATGAATACAATTACATTTGGTGCTTCTTGTAACTCGGTTAAAATTGCTTTAATTCTTTCTTCAAATTGTCCACGATATTTTGTACCTGCAACAAGTGAAGTTAAATCTAACGACATAATACGTTTGTCTAAAAGATTTGTTGGACAATCACCTTTGTGAACTAATAGTGCTAATTTTTCCACTAAGGCAGATTTACCAACACCGGCCTCACCTACAATAACTGCATTGTTTTTCTTTTTACGAGATAAAATTTGTGCAATTCTTTTTACCTCTTTATCTCTACCAATAATAGGGTCAATTTTTCCCTCTTCAGCCATCTTAATAAGATCACGAGAGAAATTGTCTAAGATTGGTGTATTTGACCCTTTCCTTACTTTCTTCGGGTTAGTGGTCGGTCCGTCTTCAAAAAAGTCTACTGACATGTGTAATAAGTTTATTTACAACAAACATAACACAAATTATTCTAAAAACCAAAGAATAGACAAAATGTCAAAAAATAATTTTTTTTATGTCATATTGTCAAATATTATCAAATGGCAAAAAATTTGTTTAATTACTAATAAAATTTATAACTTATGATAACAACATTATTAAAAGACCCATTTTTTGCAGGTTTCGATACGAAAAGATTTCTATCCACACCTGAAACAAACATTAAAAAAAATGAAACTGAATATACAGTTTCGATAAGTGTACCTGGCCTAACTAAAGACGATTTAAAAATTTTAACAAAAGAAGGTGTCTTAAGGATATCTTATGAAAAACAAGAAGGTGATAATAATCATTATTTTGTTGATAGTTTTGTTAAATCGTACACTATTCCCGATGATGTAAAAGAAAAAGACATTTATGGAACGGTGGAAAATGGAGTTTTAACTCTTTCATTACCAATTGATAAGAAGAAAAGTTTAGAAAGATTAATTTCATTAAATTAATTTTTTACCTTAAAAATTTTTTTATTTGAGAAATATTTTGTAGATTTATACTATTAAAATATTACACCATGTCAGTAAAAAAAGAAAAAATCAACGGTAAGATGATTGAAGTATCAATCAAGTCAACAAGTTTAAACAAAGCAACTTACGATGCTTTAAAAGAAAACTTGAGAGTATCTTTTGTAAATGGTAGCATTTACGAGTATCAAGGAGTACCTTCTACAACTTTTACAAAGTTTAGATTGGCTAAGTCACAAGGTAAGTTCTTAAACGAAAGTATCGCTCGAACTTACAAATACAAAAAAGTTAGAACTATCTAATTAAACTTAAACCCCTCTAAATGAGGGGTTTATTTTTTGATATTTATTGTATATAATTTAATATATGGCAATACTATCAGAAAAAATTGAAGGTAAGATGATTATGGTCGAAATTCAATCATCTAATTTAAAGTCGGCTCACTTTAATACCGAAACAGAAGATTTAACCGTTACTTTTAATAACGGCTCTATTTATGAGTATAATAAAGTTCCTTGGACAAAGTTTACTAAGTTTAGATTGGCAGAATCTCACGGTAAACATTTCAATGAGAACATTGCTAAAGTTCATAAATACAAAAAAATCAAATGAGTCTTTTCGAAGAATTAATTGAAGATAAGGAAGGTGATGAGAAGATTGTGAAATCTTTTAAACCTAAAGAAACACTATCTCCTCAAATATTTGAAGAGAAAGGTAAGGGGTTTATTATGAGACCTGAAATCAGAAAAAAACTTTTGGAAATTTCAGATGAGTTTATTGAAACATTTGGAGTTGAGTTTTTTGTTCATGATATTGTGTTAACAGGATCTTTAGCAAATTACAATTGGTCTAATTTCTCAGACGTAGATTTACATATTATTATAGATTTTAAAGAATCCAAATATAATTCTGATTTAGTAAAAGAATTTTTTGACGCTAAAAAGAATATTTGGAATGAAAAACATGATATCGTAATTAAAGGTTATGATGTTGAAATGTATGTTCAAGATATTGAAGAACCTCATGTTTCTTCAGGTGTTTATTCGGTTTTACATGATAAATGGGAGGTAAAACCAAAACAAGAAAATCCAAAAATAGATGATAATAAAATTTTAAGTAAGGCTGAGTTTTATGCTAAAATGATTGATACTTTAGTTAAAAACGGTAAAAACAAAAATACATTACCTCTAATTGAAAAAATAAGAACGAAGATAAAAGACTTCAGACAGACCGGTTTAGAATCTGGTGGTGAGTACTCATATGAAAATTTAGTATTCAAATTATTGAGAAGAAACGG